CAACGGTTTTCTTGTGTATGCTCATACTATACTACGGATAGCCGTTTTAGTCAATGCATTTTTAACGGTTTTCTTTAGTATTGCTTATCTTTGTGAAAGGTGAACATATTATGTATGAGATTTTTAGTGAATTACTACAGAAATACGGTGTAACACCGTATAAGGTGAGCAAAGAGACCGGAGTATCGCAATCAACTTTAAGTGACTGGAAACGTGGTATCAGTACTCCAAAACCAGATAAGCTACAAAAAATAGCTGACTATTTTGGCGTTCCCCTTACTTATTTATTGACAGGAAATACGTCTGAACAAAAAAAGGAAAAATCATCTGAACTAAATTCCAGAGATGAACGTGACATTGCCAAGGATCTTGATAGTATCATAGAAAAACTTTCTACGGGTGAATCTGGCCCAGCAAGTTATAATGGAGAAGAACTTGATCCAGAGGCAGCCGAATTATTTAGAGATGAATTAGAAATTGCGCTTCGACGTCTTAAAATTATAAATAAGGAGAAATACACTCCCAAAAAATATAAAAAGTAGGTGATACTCTTGGGGGAAATAGAACGTATAAAACGATTAGTTACTTATTATAAGCGATTATGTAATACATCAGATCCATTTGAGATTGCTGATCGTTTGGGGATATTATATCAAATTGGAAACCTCAACCAAGAGGGCTGCTACATGTTCCTCAAAAATCATCGTTATATATTTTTGAGTAATCAGCTAAGCAGAGAGGAACTGATCTTGGTTATGGCCCACGAATTAGGTCATGCTTTACTGGATGTAGCTTTTCGCGTAAAATGCAAAAATTTTTCGCACAAACTGCAAAAAAGGGCGTTTAAAAGGTATTTTATTCCCTCTTAAACGCCCTTTTGGTACTCATTTTCTTGGATCTTGATTATCTGGAATGTACTCTAATAGGTCAGCAATATCACACTCTAATATTTTGCAGATTTGATTTAACTGATCTAAACTGATACGCTCAGTAAATTCATTGTAAAGATCACTGATTGTATTAGGCCTTATTCCCGTAAGTCGGGATAATTGAGCCTGGCTCCAGCGTTTCTCACCAAGAAGCCGTGAAAGATGAATCTTTATCATCCGATCACCCCTTGGTTCGATTTTACTGCTGAAATACCCTCAGTTTTTGATTTTGTTACATCCTAACCAAAACTGATACATTCTATCAGAAATTAGTTATGATTAGTTCTGAGTAATCATCCTGATTTCCGTTTGATGGCAATGTATTCTTTCTATTGATTTCCTTAATTCTATACTCAGAATATAACTCACGAATAAATTCATCATTATTATAGGAAAGAATAAATTTCCCTTTAATCTTTTTCAAAACTTCTTTTAAACGGTAATGGTCTTCTTTAGAGAAAGGAACATTATAATATTTTTCAGTTCCTACATATGGCGGATCCAAATAAAACAATGCCCTTTCCCTATCATAAACTTTAATCAGGTCTGCAAAATCCTTCTGTTCAATCACAACACCTTTGAGCCGTTCCTTTACTTTAGATAGATACTCTATCCCATAATCAATACATTTTGATGATGTTGAAAACGTCCTCCGGTCACTGCCAAAGCTAATTTTTACTAAATAGTAAAAACGAGCAGCCCGCTGAATATCAGTCAAACCAAGGCACTTCATCTGTTCTTTAAAATCAAAATATAATTCTCTGGAAGATAAAAGCCACTGTAACTCTTCCTGTAAGGCATTACAATGATATTTTGTGCAACGATAAAGATTTATCAGTTCCCCATCCATATCATTAAACACTTCCAGTTGACTTTTCTTTTTTTCTTTACCAAAAAGTACCCAGCCCGCTCCTCCAAAAACCTCTATATAACGCTCTACATCTTCTGGAAATAATGCAAGAATATCTTCACGCAAAGCTCTCTTTCCACCAATCCATCCAATAAAACTGTTCATTTTGCCATCCTTTCTAAGGGGTGATCGGATGGCTGCTAACCTAATCTACATACCAGATTTCCTGTGCACCATTATCTCTAGTATGCCAACAGGCTCCTTCTAAAGGACCATCTGGGGTGAAATAATACCAATCTCCAGAACCATCTAAAGGGTCACATTCCACTCCATTCCAACGGTGCCAGGAAGTGCACATGTAGCCATCTGGATTAAATAAATACCAATGATGGTTAATTATCTCCCATTTATTCGCCGGATATGATCCATTGCCTGTATGGTACCACCACCCATTTGGTGTATTAACCCAGCCAATCGGAATCGCACTTTCCCAAGTGCGCATAAATGCCTCTGGATTAGGATACAGCTTTTTAATACCAGAAGTGCTGCTCCCCCAGTCTGGTAACTGAAAATGAGGCTTGTCTACTGAATTTTTCCAACTGCCTCCCCATTCTAACCCTAATGATATTCCGATTTTTCCAACCTTTGAAAAAAATCCGTCGTTATCATAATATGCCCCTCTTCCATCGTTCCTGAAAAAATCAAATGCGGTTCCCCACTGATGATAAGAACTATAGCTGTATCCCGGAGCATTGGTGACAATATTTCCAGGTTCTGTCCTTCCCTGTGCATATAATGCATCCTGTTCAGCTACTGTGCGTAAAGTTTCACCAATTTTTATTATTAAGCCCTGTACCTTACATTCGGAAATAAGAGTATTGGCTAATGCTTGTAAACGCGGATGACATAAGGTAATATCTCTCACTTTTATCACCACTTTCTTAATCTCTTACAATATCACCGTTGGCTTCGATATGCCAACCATCGGCAATCGTAAATTTTCCTGTTTCCTCATGATAGTCTAAACCATGATCCGGACCATCATATAAAGATTTCAATTCCAGAATCTCTGGCCCATGTGCGTGTTTTAACTTTTCTTCAATTTCTGGTATTTCATTGACATTGATGGGTTTCCATGGTTCATTTGGCAGTACATAGTTCATAGTTTTACCTCTCTTTATTGTATTTTGATCTGTTCCATATTTCTCTGACACGTTCCCAGCCATCCATAGCTACAAGAGCAACCATAAATGCAGCTAAAAAACAGGCTACTAACATATACCACTCAATCGGCTGCTTAAGATATGACATCAAAGCAATAAAAATAACTGGACATAAAATTAATGACAGCACAATCACTACCACCGATGTTGGTAATGAGTCCAGACCGGGCCAAGATTTAATAACCTGAGTGATAGCTGATACTAAAAATGCCATTATTCCAATGGCAATCAGCAAATACGATACATACTGTATCAAGTTTTGTACTTCCATAAACATCCCTTCTTTCTAAATGTATTTTTATGTATGATAAAAGGCCCCAAAGGGACCTGAATTTTCGTTTTTATTGTGTATAATACCAAGCAAAATGAAAAGGGTCTGATATATAACTTAGAGTTATCACAAATCACACCTACAAATACCAACGAAACGCAAATTTCTAGTAGCATTAATATTCCGACAGGAAATTACTTAGTAATATTAAATGCAATCGCCCGAAGCAGTGCTAATGCCTATACTTCGTTAACAGCTAAATTTAACGGCAATGCCTTCTTGCTGGGACGTATCCCAAATACCAACGGAATGCATATGAATGTATGCATGAATATTGCCGTTGCTCTCCCTGCCTCAGATATTACTTTTACCATTCAGAGGTTAGATGCTACTGGTGAAGTTGTATTTTTTGGTGGAACTTTTTTCTTAATCAGGCTTTAAACTCAATCAAGTTGGCTCGCAATTAAATTTCGTGCCACTCTGTATATCCAAATACGCTACCCGTATAATAGATATTACGCTGTAGTGGCAGAATATTGTAAGCGCTTCCTGCGCCCATATAATAGTAGGCAGTTTGGATGCGATAGTATACCTGAGAGGCCGCAACCACAGCTTTGTTATGCAAGATCCATCTATACCGTTTTCCTTTGATTGAGGTATATACGCTGTAATACCCATCGTCTACGATTTCATCTGGTGATGTATCATCAGGAAGCTCATTGATCACATGGTTTCCATTCCATAGTTTTTCAATTGTTGCGGCGCTCTCATTTTGCTTGGTATTGAGCACAACAGTATAAAAATTCATACGCAATTTCTATTTATAAATTTTCCCATCTGTGTTCAATACCAAGGCCTCTAAAAAAGACGAATCTAATACCTTTACAAAGCAGCAGTTTTTAGATTCTGGCCTATTTGGTGCAAGGGTAGATAATGCTGCTTTTACCATCAGAGCTCGAACGGATATTAACCCTGATGCAAGGCCAAGTATGTATTTAGACTGTTATAAGACCGGAGGTGTTGTTTTGTTTCTGGATACAGATATGCAATTAAAGTTAGATGTAAATGGCATAGTAAAAACACTTGTCACAAAATAATACTTCCACACATGAATCTCTGATTTAGGAATGAATATCCACCCAATCCGGTCCGTGCCATTTGACCCCACCATTTTCCTTGAAGTAAGACCTGTATTTGACAGCTGTTCCACCGTATTCAAAGCATATTGCAATTCCACGAGATTTTGTATTTTCCAAAAAATTCAAACAGCACCATTCGCTTGTGTTATTTGGTGCCCCAACCATAGAGCTACCTTTTATTTTCCAGATAGTTCTTCTATGCCCGTCCGCGATTAACCAGTTTAGGATATCGTTATCTTTTGGAGAAATGCCTGTAGTTAAAAGTTCGATATTTCTATCAGCCTCATTTTGCTTGGTATTATGCCCTACAGCCTCTAATCCCCCTCTGTATAACTATTCCGTACAATTCCCTACTGGGCGCAACCCAGCAAGAGGCGCACAGCAAATAAGCCTCCCTTCTGGCAGGCTAAAAAAAATCAATCAGAATCTATCACTTATGATGCTGCATACATATCATATTCGTATTTCAGCCGGCCTTGACTATTTTTCGCATAGATGCGAGTGGTTTCTGTGCTGGCATGACCCATGATATCGCACAGAGTAGGGAGCGGCATCCCCTTATTTAATGCACGGGTAGCAAATGTATGCCGTAGTAGGTGAGGAAATACCCTCTTGGTAATCCCTGCCCGTTGTGCTATGGCCCGGATCACATTCTCCAGAGCATTCTTTTTTAATCCCTGATGCGGTGATCGCAGGGAAAGGATCACGGATCCAGACCGCCGTCCATCCAAGTACCGCTCCAAATACTCCAGAGCACGGTCACTAAAAAATACAATCCGCTCCTTCTGACCTTTTCCCAGCACCTTCACAGATCCACTTTCAAGGTCAATCTCTTCCACCCGCATACCAACAACTTCTGACACCCGACAGCCGGTAGCCAAAAACAGTTCCAGTACCAGATTATCCCGGATATTTTCTCCGCAGGCAATCCGCATCTTTTCCACTTCCCGGCTATTCAGCGCCTCCCTTACCTCAGCCACATATTTGATAGGGTCTATAGTGGCCATGGGATTGCGGCTTATATAGCCCCGGTCATGCAGAAATGTAAAAAAGCTGCTACAGATCAGGCGCTTATGGTCCTTGGTGCTGCCACTGATCCGTCGGGCCTCCGCATAAGCGTTTAGACAGGCTACAATATCATCCCCTGTAATCTCCTGTACTGGCTTACCGACATACACCAACAATTCCCGAAGGAATGTACCATACTGCCTGATAGTACTTTTGGAGTAGCCCCCAAAGATCATCCGGCTCATGAAAATATCATACTCCGGCCAGCTTACCACCTCTGTACTCAGTCCTGTCTCTCGCTTGCTGACATCATAATCCCGCAACACTGCCGATAATGCTCCATCAATCACCTGCAGAACAGGTCGTTCCAGCTCACGGGCCAGTCTTGCCATCAGATCATCTTTTAATTTGATCTCATCCATACACGCATCCTCCTTATATTGATACCTTAATTCTAAGGCAGGGGGAGGCGTATATGGTAGACTGCTTTAATGTGCTCAATACCAAGCAAAATGAGAGCGATAAAATCATTAATAAATTATGGGATACAACACTCAAAGCGGTAGATCTTCCAGAAAACACATCTCCAGATTCCATAGTTAACGACGGATATTACAATCTGTATACTACCATTGACGGAAAGAAATACAGATGGATTCTGCATAACAAGGCAATTACGACAGAAGCGCAAGCATATTACAGAATTCAAACTGCCTACTATTTTATGGGAGAAGGTACTGCAAACAACGTTCGACCAATTCAACGAAACATATATTATAATGGAAACGCGTTCGGATTTACAGAATGGCACGAAATCTGAGCGCGAGTTAACTTATACAGAGTGGGCTTACGCTTTTTCCCAGTTGCTCCATACTCCCGAACTAACATATCTATAGAATATTCCCGCGCCATTTGTTATAAAAAGCTGTGAATTATATACGTTGGCCTCAAATCCTTTTACAGACAAACAGCGACCTTCTTGAGCCTGAGTCAATCCCTGTTTGAATGGAGTATTTAAGGTTGTGCCATCACAATAGATACTTAACCCGTACGGAAAATTACAATCGCTTGCAATATTAAATGAGCTTCTGCGTTCCACATCTGTTTCGAGCTTTTGGAGCTTGGTATTGAGCACATCAAGCAACCCCTTAAGTTCCTTACCCATAGGCCCTGACAATACAGTACTTTCATCTGTTGCCAGCAGGTGATTGACAATCTTACTTTTCATAATGTAATCTGCCAGCTTCTCTGTCAAAACAGTATTCAGTTTTTCGTTGCTGACCAATTCATTCACGATTTTTTCAGCTACTGCATCAAATAGCTCCTGGCTCATTACGGTACTGCCGCTGTCACCCATAATCCCATGTGTATCTATCACCGGCAGATTACTGGCCTTAAAAGTTTCCTTGGTGATAATACTTCCCGGAGTGACTGCAGCAGTCACTTTTTCCACGGTTCCGATCAACACATACAGGGTAAATTCTGCATATTTGGTCCGGTTGGCTGATCCGTTGGCATATATGTAAGTGGGATCGGTAGAGATGTCCATATATGCATACAGGATCTCTCCCTCATCTGGGTCTGTCGCATACAATCCTACCTCTGTGAGCAGGAACCCTTCTTCTACCTGATCACTGCTGACCTGCATGGTAACGTATGCCTTATCTTCCTGGGTACCATAATCCGCAATCTCGGCATCCATTTTATAGGACGATAATGAAATCATTGAATCTGGGGAATAACCCTCTGGCGGCTTCCCTGTCCCTACAGCCGCACGGCTGAAGGAAAGCGTCCCTTTTGCTGCAACAAGTTTCGTAATAAGGTTTAATCCCTTACGGGTTATAAATGTGCCTGTCGCCTGAATTGTATTTTCATTGGCCATACCTATACCTCCGGATAAATAATCATCTTACTGTATGTACAAATCCCTCCCTGCACAGTTACACCTGCAGTTCCTTTCTGGGTCCCGTTTACTTCCTGTGGATATGCTGTATATCTGATCCGGTCACCGCTTCCAGCACCAGCATATAGGTGCCTCAATCCCAAATACCTCTGAAGAAATTCATGGATTACTTTCAGATGTGCCGGAATATACATCAGTATCCTCTTTTCCTGTTCCAGATCTGGTTTTTGTGCATCAAAATAGTACCGGATCGTGATCGTAAGGTGTTCTGCATCCTCCAGAATCTCACAATCCCATCCTGTGATCTGTTTAATTTTGGCTTTTAAATTAGGGATATTCATAACTACTTCACTTAATAGTTCCATCCTTCCCCGCAGCCACTCTGCCAGATCAAAAATCACATCCAGATATGCCTGCTCTGCCTGGAGCAGGTCCTCCATCTGCGGGATCCGTGTTTTGATCTTTGGCAGCATTGTTTCACTGGTTAACATTAAGTGTCAGTCCTTTCAACTTGAAAAATTGGCTGTAAGTTGCTGTAAGTGAGTCTTTCTGGTCGTTGACCGTATAATCCACGATCTCTTTCACGCCCTGGATCCCGCCTATGATCAGGCCAATCCGGTGATAATTAAGTACCGTTCCTTCCTGACCGGAAAAAGCCACCTCGGACAGATACTCTGATATGGCTTTCTGTGCCTGGGTCTGTATCCCGCCGATTTCTATTCCGTCCTGCAGCTCCACAATGCCCTGGATGGTAACCTCCACCGCTTCTGCTGCGCGGATAATGGGCTTGGCGCCAACTGGGCGCTGGGTTTTTATATATTCCTCCACCAAATGGATTGTTTCCTCTGATGGGGCGGTAGCTTCCGGCGTGATCAACGCTACATACACAACTCCGGATCCATCCCGGACTCCGTAGGCCCTGGCATTTCCCACCACCTTTTTTCCACTGGAATCTTCCACCTGTTTTGCCCAGAATACATAATGGTTTTCATTTCCAGAGGTCACAACCTGCTCAATCTGTTTATCAATTTCATCCCATAATGGCCGTATCAGCATCCCATTATACATGGCCAGTACTTCTGATACCGCCTGAAGGTTATCCATTGCAAAGCTGCCTTCGATCCGGCTGTCTTCATTCCGCAGATTTTTCTTCAGCTCCTCCAGGATTTCTGATGCTGTCCATTCCATCATACCACCGCCATTTCATAAATAAACTGATCTGTTCCATAGATGGTCCGGCACTGGAAGGTTACCTGTATGCCAGACTGCAAAAGTTCAAAATCAAAATCCGATAATTCCTCAATATACGGATTACACATCAGGGCCTCCGTGATATACCGTTCCAGTTCCATCCGGGTTACATCATCACTCAGGGGCTGCCCCATCAGCTTATCTTCAATTTCACTTCCAAACGCCCGGTCATAAGCCATGTAACGGTACCGGGCTGTCCCCAATGCAAAATAGATCCAGATCCGGAGCGCTTCATTTCCTTCCACCAGATATGTGTTTCCATCTTTAAGCTTCAGGCACTGGTTTTCAAAGTCATACGCATATTCCCGAAACATGGGAAGATCCTTATTCGCCTCTGATGCCACATCCGGATTTATAAACGGAAAAACTCCCATAGTATTACACCACCTTGCATATTACATAAAACGATGTTCCAATCTGCGCCGTCAGAACCAAATCCCCTGCCTGTGCGCTGCAGTCTGGATTCTGGTGGATATTGTGCGAAAATATCTGTCCCCCAATCCGGATGGCATTTGGGGATACATATTCTGCGCACAATAGTCCCCCCGTTTCTGCGGCCTGCTGGTTTCTCAGTTTTTTGGCAAGCTTTCCTGTATACTCTCCCATCTCATTTCTCCTCATCTTTTTTCGGCTTTTCTATTTCAATCTCATCCATCAAGTTCTGAAATGATAATGTCAGGGACATGGCAGATTCTCCATTCGCATAGGTATGGCTGTCGCTTTCGATATAAAAGCGTCCGAGCAGTCCTGTTTCATGCTCCTGCACCAATACCGCATAGCCGGAAACCGCCCGGATATCATCCGGAAGCCCGGTCACAGATGCCGTAGGCTCACTGCCCTTCAGCATATTTTTAGCCTCCGCCTCCGCCTCCTTATCCTCCTCTTTCTGAAGGATTTCCTGGATCGTCCCATAAGCGGCCTGGCTTTCCAGGTCTTCCACTGTGCCAATCACAGCACCCTTTTTATCGGTGATTAAAACCTTATTAACCAGGTTTTTAAGGGTTGTTTTATAAGACGCTCCAGATAGATTGGCATTCCCTGTAAGAATCACGCCGCTGTCCTGTCCTTTTTCGATCACGGACACCTGGCTGACTCGTTCCATCACAAGCTGATATACCTTTCCATTCTGCCGTGCAGCCGCTGTATAGGAGGACTGTATGATCTGATATCCCGTCTTTTTCACACAGGGGTTAGTGATTGTAATCCCTGTTGCCGCCATTGTACCGGCTGATATTCCCAGGGCTGCACACACATCTCTGGCTATGTCCTCCGGGGTTCCATAATAATCTTTGGTTATTTTCGATTTGTTAATATAAAAAAGCAGGTCATAAGCCAGATAACGGATCTGGTTGCTTCCTGCTGTTTTATCTATATCAAAAATAATCCCGCCAAAGATGCAGGTTCCTGATGGATCCTGAAGCAGAACCTGATCTCCTTCATTGACTGCTGCAGCAGGAAAATTTTTATCCAGTACATTCTGGGCAACCGTAAATTCCAGCTTCCGGGATATCTGTCCGGAATCGCCTCCCCAGGTAATGGATTCTACCAGTTCGCTCAGATCCCTGTCTTTAACCAATAGTTTCATTCCTTCCACCTCCTATGGGATCGTCAATACAGTTCCTGGATAGATCCACCAGCC